TACAAAACAGGCAAGAAATTTGGTAACGAAATAAGCCATGGTCAACAGGCCCTGCTTTACGCTATTGCTACTTTTATGAGATACCCACATTTAGATTATATACAAACTGAAATGTGGTATTTAGATAAAGGTGAAAAAACAGTAAAAGGATATAGCAGAGATCAAGCAATGATCTTTATGCCTGGCATACATCAGCGTGCTATAGCAATGACAACAACAACACGTTTTGAACCAAACCCTAGCAAAACAACATGTAGATGGTGTGCTTATCATAAAGGTGAGTATCCAGAATGCACGTGGGGCGTGTCATGACAGAGCTACAATTAGTACTTGTAGTTTGGAATGACGCTGTTGAAATGCAGTCTGGTTGGCATGATATAGAAGATATAAAGAAACATGCTATTACAAAATGTAAAACAGTAGGTTGGCTTATAGACAAAAATGAAGAACGAATAGTTATTGCAAGCACTGTAGAAGGACCAGCTGATTCTTTATCTGGAGGTAGTGTGCATGCTATACCAACAGATTGGTGCCAAAGTATACAACCATTATCAACTTACACACCCCCTCATTACTAAATGGAATAAAAACGATGAAGGCTTATGATTATTTATTACTTTCAAAAATACATAATTTAGCGTATTCTGAACTTCGCTGTAACGAATGTAGTCAAGGGTTTATAGCGTATTTAGAATCGTTAGGATATGACACTAATCAAGAATGGAGAATCGACGATGAAAAATACTCTAATAAAAATATTACTCTCTCTGGGACTAGGCGTGACAGTGATTTCACTGATAGCTAATGCTATTGAACTTGTCATCCTCTCCTTTATCACAATTGGCATTATATATCTTGGCTGGGTGTGGATTGAAGGAGGTAAAGAACTCAGGAAGAAGTAATGACTTTATTCAAAATTATCTCAGTTTTAGAATTTATTATCACACTACTAGTATATGGAGGTAGGCTTTATGATGCTTGCAGGACTCATTGGTGCAGCAGGAATGCTGTTTCTATGTTTTAAATTTGGCGTGCGTAAGATTATTTCTTACGATATATTCTTTGACATTGCCATCACAGCAGTTCTTATGTACTCGCTTGCAGGTACATATTCTGGTATGATGGCTGCTTTACTTGGTGGACTTATTGTTTCAATAATATTGTTCATCATGAAAAAAACTATGCATCATGAAAAGTTTGGTGTTATCAAAACTCAATCTTTTCCTTACAGAAAACTAGGATGGTACACTGTACCCCCCGAGGTAAAACTATAATGACAAAAGCTGACTCAGTATGCTACTGCCCAAACTGTAACAGACAACTAGAGCCTGTTAATACAGCGCACGGTGAGCTGCTGGGTTATTTTTGTCTAAATATATTACACCCAAAATCATGCACATATATAAACGTAACAAAAATCACGGACTACGAACATGGACAATATCATACCTCTCCCGTTTCAACATCAGGAAGCAACAACTAAGTTTATAAAGAAAACACCTTGTTGCTTAATTACATCAGACCCAGGCACCGGTAAAACTAGAAGCGTCCTCGATGCGTATGCAGAACGTTGTGGAGGCCGCATGCTTGTGCTTGCACCACTATCTATACTCCAGGCATCGTGGGGTGACGACATAGAAAAGTTCACACCTGAACTAACATATGAAATCGCTTATGCAAAAAACAGACAAAAAGCATTTGAATCAGATGCACGTATTGTTATTACAAATCATGATGCAGTTAAATGGATTGCAAAGAACCCCGAAGTACTAAAAGATTTCAAAACATTGTGCATCGATGAATTCACTGCATACAAAAACAAAGACTCGCAACGCAGCAAAGCAGCACGTCTTGTAGCTAACAGCTTTACTTATCGTATCGCTATGTCAGGTACACCAAACAGTAATACTATTTTAGACATTTGGCATCCAACGTTGATCGTGGACCAGGGAGCAAGACTCGGGAACCGTTTCTTTGGTTTCAGAGCACAAGTATGTACACCTAAATACAATGGCTTTGCAAATGTATGGGTTGACAAAGAAGGTGCAGAAGAAGCAGTTGCTGCATTACTAAGTGATATCAACATACGATACTCACTAGAAGATTGCCTTGACATGCCAGAACAAACAGTCAACACACTATATACAAAGCTGCCTAACAAAGTGCAGGCACAATACGATATGTTTGCAGAAGACTCAGTACTCTATACTGGTAAAGTAACTGTCAATGCAGTACATGCCGGGGCAAAAGTCAAGAAGCTGCTACAGCTATGTACAGGTGCTATGTACAACGAAGATGGTGAAGCTATTGGTATTCACACAGAACGTTACGACATGGTGATGGACCTAGTAGAAGCACGTGCACACTCTCTTGTTGCATTCAATTGGAAACACGAGCGTGACCACATGGTAGAAGAATCACGTAAACGAGGCATCAAATATGGTGTTATCGATGGTGATACACCTGCTCACAAACGAAAAGATATAGTTGACAGACTACAAGCAGGACAACTAAAAGTTGTATTCTGTCATCCACAGTCTGCAGGTCATGGCCTAACAATGACTAAAGCAACAAGTATTATATGGGCATCACCAACATACAATGCAGAGCATTTTCAACAATTCAACAGACGTATATACAGAGCTGGACAAACACAGAAAACAGAGATTATACAAATTGCAGCACGCAATACCTGGGAGCCTGCAGTGTACGAAAAGCTGCACGGTAAACTAGGCCGCATGGAAGAGTTACTTAATGTACTCAATAAACTAACCGACGGAGATAATAATGGAACCAATCAACGTAAATGAACAATCAACAATGAACAGTATCATCGATGAACGAGCATTAATAAAAGCTCAAATGGATGGGCTTAACAAACGTTTAAAAGAATTTAGGGAAGCACTCGATCAAGTTGATAGATTGCTCCTTAAAAAGATGGATGACGAAGGTCTTAGCAGAACTGCTAACAATATGGCCTCAGTATCTATCAACGAAGACATAGTACCCGATGTAACAAACTGGGATGCGCTCTATGAGCACGTCCAAGAAACAGGGGACTTCAGTCTTATACAACGTCGCGTCAGTTCCACAGCGTACCGTGAGCTTCTTAAACTTGGCGAACAAGTGCCAGGATTAGAATCACGTACCATACGACGCATTAACTTTAGATCATTATAGGATGACGAATCATGACTAATGAAATAACTTTAGCAACAAATGAACTACCAGCACACCTTCAAGGTAAGATGGGAATCGGTCGTGGCAACGAGGATGTTGCAGGACACGTTACTATTCCACGCTTAAAACTACTTCAAAAAATGTCGGACGAAGTAGATCCGCATCACTCTAAATATGTTGAGGGTGCAAAAGCAGGTGACTTTCTTAATTCACTAACTGGAGAAAACTATGGTAGTGCTGTCTATACAATAAGCATTACATTCAAAAACCAATGGCAAGCATGGCGTAGCCGTGAAGCTGGTGGTGGATACGGTGGTACATTCTCGTCTGCAGCAGCTGCAAATGAGTATATACAAACCCAAGAAAAACCAGAAGATTGGGAAGTGATTGAAACACATACTCATTTACTTCTACTAAAAGATCCAGAGACTGGACAAACAGAGTCTACTCCAGTTATGATGGACTTCACTAGCTCAAAGCTACGTGTATCTCGTGATTGGAACTCACAGATAACTATGAAAGGTGGCGACAGATTTGCCGGTCTTTGGAAGTTATCTAGTGTAACAGCAACGTCCAAAACTGGTAACAGCTGGATGAATGTTGCAACAGAGTTTGTAGGATGGGCACAGGAAGAAGATTACAAAGCTGCAGAGGCACTGTATGAAACTCAGAACCAATCTTAAATGAACGAGCACGGGTTTGTTAAATCCGTGCATTCTCATCTTCCATCTACTGTTTACAAATGGAAGATAAGAGACACATACACCGGGGGAATACCTGATGCGTTTTATTCAGGCCCTCGATGTATGATGTTTATAGAATATAAATATATAAAAAAACTTCCTGTTAGATCAAATACAAATATTAAATGCAACATATCAGAGCTCCAGCACATATGGCTGCATCGCATGTATGATCAAGGACATAAGGTAGCAGTGATACTGGGCGTGGACCGTGAAGCGTTAATCATGCAATATCCAACAGTATGGAAAGAACCAATAAGCAAAGCATACTTCCAGGACAATTGTGTGCCAGTTAAAGATGTATCTAAATGGATTGAAGAACAATGTCTATTACCACAATAACAAAAACAATGTCACTAGGTATAGGATCTGGATATTTAGGTCTAAACCAAGAGATAAGAACTGCTTTTACTGAAGAAATAGATAGGCAGTTTAATGTAGTAAATAATGAAAAGAAAGATGTTTGGACTGGTGACTTAAATTACTTTTCTACTTTACATAAGGATAAACTTTTTGCACCTTTATTTTCTAGTCTAAACATATGTGTGCCCGACTATTGCAAACAAATAGGTACTAACCCAGAGTTCTTTGATTATTATGTTGTAAGATCATGGGGTACAAAAAGTTTAAAAGGCCAATCTTTACCAGCGCACGGACATAAATACGCATCTATATCAGTAGTTTATTATCCAAACGTTCCTAAAGATAGTGGTAACTTTGTATTAGGTGTAGATAATGAGCTAAATGAATTAATACCTGACCTTATGAGTGATGAAAGTTATGCAAATAATATAATAGACCCAAAAAATCAATATTCATCTCGAGGTTTACAAATAACACCAGAGGATGATTTATATCTAATATTTCCTGCTAAAACAATGCACTGTACAACACCAAACTTTTCTAACAACCCACGCTACTCAATAGCTATTGATATACTAATGACGCTAAAAGAAGCTAAAAATATTGAGTATGCACTACCACCTATTAAAAATTGGAGCCCACTATGAATATTATAACGGACTATCTTCCTTATGACTCTGAGTTATTAAAAGAATTAAATGACCCTAAACTTTGGGAAGAACTAAGTTCTTTTGATGAAGATATTGATACTAATAATTCAGAAGGATATAAATGGTGGGATGGTGTAACAGAACCAAGTAACATCTGGGAAAAACTAATAAAACATATATGGAGTCAAATACCACCAGGTAGCATAGCTGGTTATGAATATTGGGCAAACATATGTTTTCCAAATAACGAATTAGATTGGCATCAAGATAAAGATGAAAAATTATTTGATGAAAAAGATCAAACAGTATGTCCTACAATAAGCACTGTATTTTATGGTTTTCCACACACTGTAAAAGGTGGTTACTTAGAAATACATACTAATAACCCAAAAGATACTTCTTTAACAGAACGAATTAAACCAATATTTAACCGTTTAGTTATATTTAATCCTTCAAATTATCACAGAGTAATGCCTATAGAAGAAGGCGTAAGGTTTGCATTTCAAGTAAATGTATGGGAAGAAGCGCCTAGCTTTGTATCTCAAGACACTCTTGAACCATAATAAGATATTTAATTGTTTCTAAAGCAGCTATTTTTTC